TGCAATGCCGATTCCACTTCCCCATTGGCGTGTCTGATATCTGCATCATGCAGCGTGAACGCATTCCACGCATAGATCGTTGGCAACCAATGCAAAAGAACTTCTTCACGGTCTCATCTCACTTATCTTGAGCAAACGCTCAAGAGTATCGGCTATTCGCTTCAATTCATGTATCAACTTCTCTTGTGGGTTGGGTTCTCGACCGTCCATGCCTATGCTAACCCCTCGGAATATATGAAAGTGTGTGTCTTACAACGTTATTCTGAGCAGGTTATTCTGAGCAGGTATCCCGGTCATCTTCATAGGCAAACCCCCCTTCGGCAAGTGTCGCCGGGGGCGTGAAGCCTGCTACGCCCGGGTTGGGCTAGGCAGCGACAATTCCTTTACCCACTGCGTGGTGCGAAGATAGAATCCAAGAGTAGCGCCCGATTCCATCATAGCTAGTGCCGGAATCAGGCGTTCCTTCAGGGATTGAGCGCGGACCAGGCTATTTAGACCGGGACCGCATGCGATGACCATGGCAAAAGCAATGACTGGCTCATTTTACCTTACCGAAACAGTACAAATACCCCCTGCAACTCCTCCCGGAACCAGGGTTCAGGGCAGTATTGACCTTGGGGCCTACGTAAATGTTGCCACCGGACAATGTGTGGCGATCGAATCCTGCGACTTCATCTATCAAGCAGGTACTGACTTCGGTGGTGATGCGGGATCTCTGGTGGCAGCCCAAGGTTCAATCACATGCCAACTCACCGATTTGAACCCCGGAACGGCGTTTGTACGAGCTGATGATCAGAGTCTCATAGCCTCGGGTGCTTTGAATATCGACAAAGCGAACAATGTTGCCAGCCAAGGCACTGACATGTATCCGGATATGTGGGGGCCTGCCTCGTTGTCTCATGCTTTCATGGTGGTTAACGATACGATTTACTTCGTCACAGGGCCAGACTTGGCTAATTCGGGAGCGGTAATTGATTATATCACAGTGCGAATCCGTTGCCAGATTGCCAAGCTAAGTTCGAAGGACTGGATCAGTATCGCAATTCAGAGTACGGCTAGTGACAACTGAGGGGATGGAATGCCCCGATACTGCCCTCGATGCGGAGAATCCCTACACGATGATTCTACCAGGAAAGGGGAAACCAGAAAGACTGCACGTAAAGCCTACGAAGGTTTGAAGGTGCGCGCTAAACGCGCTCCTTCAGCTTACAATAAGAAGTACGCTGCTGCTTACAAGCGCTTGAAAAAGAAGCATCCACGCTCGAGCTTCGCCGCCCTGGCTAAGAAGGCACACAAGGCGGTGAAGAAGTGACCATCGAAGGCCCGCGGGTGATGGCTAAGGTGCTCACTGGCACAGCCATTCAAAACGATGGTGATGCCTACATCTCCTCATCCACCGGCCAATGGGTAGTCGTCGCTGGGACCACTAATGCAGCGGTTCAAAGAAGTTACTTCGATCTCTCTGGATATAATATGAAGTCTTTAACGACCTTTGTCCAGGGCGTCGAATTTCAAGAGCCGGGTCCATTAGCGGGAAACGATAATACAAACGAATTTCTTGAGATACTATCAACTGAATATCTGAATGATTCCGAGATCGCTGCCTTCTTAGCAGGTACAGGTTTCAATGGTCCTGGTTATTCTCTCTCGACTAATAACATGGATCAAATCCTTTACGCCAGGCGTCGAACATATGTTTTGAATAATACAATCACCCCCGTAATTCCCAGTCTACACCATACAGGTATGTGGGGAACGGCGAATGCTATTACTTCCGATAAGGTACACATCACCAGGATCATTACTACTTCAACTATCGATTCAATTACTTATGTGAGCGATACAAATGTAGTGATGGTCGCAATCATCTCGAAGGAGAAAACCCTGCCATACCTAATGCGTCAGAAGAGATCCTACGAACTATCAACGAGGGAGTAACATGCCTTTCCTCGCAGGAGGGTATTACCTCTCCCTGCCGGCTAAGATTGCCATAACTAATGCATCCTTCCTTGTGATGTCTGCTGAGTTAATCGATGATGAAGAAGGCTGGCGGGATAATTGGGAAGATACAACGGCAATTTTACAATTCGCCGGGGTATGGTATGTTCTCTGGATACCACCTGTTGTTCAAGGAGCCATCGCCGCTCGAATAGGATTAATCCTCGCACCTTACGCACCGGCCGCCGCAATTGCCACATCGGTGGTCATCGTCGGTGGGATCGTTTCATATTTCATCGACCCCGAGGATGGATTGAAGAATTACAAGGAGTTTATCACGGAGCCTGGCAAATACTGGGAGCGTACGAAATTCACCGGCAAGACGATCTACGAGCACAAGATTGAACCCACGGTGAACGTCACTTTGGGAGTGGGGACTCTGCTTTGGAATATGGCGAAGCGAGAAGTAGAACGTAGAGTCAACGTGATTCAAACAGGAATGGAAGAAGCCGGCGAATGGATTGAAGACCACAATCCATATTTCCTCACCGCGCCCTATCTGCCTTCTTGATGCGAGCCAGCATATTCTTCTCTGCTTCGAGGTTCGCTCTGAAATCAGGGCTGTCCTGGCGTTCGAGTTTTTCAATCCGCCTTCGAAGGCCGACAACGCGACCCTTCTCGACGTCCAACCTATCGAAGAGTTCAGAGTGAGTCTCGATAAGGAGCCGTAGAGCCCGACTCACGTTCTCCCCAGAGTCTTGAATCTTCTTCAACCACACATAGCCCCTACTTGACGTTGGAATACGGAACTGAAATGTTTCAGAGTTCATCCTCTCACCCATCCCAGTCCAGTTGGATCATTACAAGGAAGTTGACGACGATGATTCAAACAGCAACACTGGATGCAATGCCGATTCCACTTCCCCATTGGCGTGTCTGATATCTGCATCATGCAGCGTGAACGCATTCCACGCATAGATCGTTGGCAACCAATGCAAAAGAACTT